TATAGGTAACTTATCAAACATAGCAGCATACTCTGGTAGATAAGTTTCAAAATAAAATGCTCTACCTGGTATACTCTTAGCAGATACCCATACTCCTTTTACAAACTCTCCATGACCACCTTTGTGATCTAGAAGATATTCTTTTCTGACCCATACTTCATAAGCAGGTAAGTTACAAATTAATGCTGGCATAATTCCTTCCAATGTGCGTACATTCTACCAAAGACCATTCCTTCATTTGGTTTTAGTTCAGATCCTTCAAGGATTTCTTTTTCTCTCTTAGTGAGATTTTTATTCATACTAAGATACTCTTTCTCCCAGTTGGAGATTCTTTTCACATCAATCATGCTACCAACTCCACAAATTCACTTAGAACTTTTTTATTTAGTTTCTTTGCTTTGAGTGATTTCATGAATGCTGCTTTGATCTGAGTTTTGGTTGCATCTTCCTTGACTTCAAACTCATCATCAACTGCAAGTGATGAATCAAGTATAGCAAAATATGAATCATAACCAGAGTTCTTGATTGAGAATGATGCATTCTTTCTTGCTTTCTTAATCTCATCCTCAGTAGCACTAAACTGTCTTAGGAAAGATCCAAACTCTCTTCTATCAGTAATGCGAATACCAATGAAGTTTACATCAGGGAAACTTTCTTTTAGGTCTCTGAGCATGGTCTCAGCAAACTTCCAGTATTCATAGTGACCAGCTAGAGTATAAACATGTCCAGTTTTTCTGTTTCTTAAGAAAGAATTATAACCAACATTTGATGTACCTCTTCTTACTTCACCATCATGATTTTTAAACTCAGTAACTACAGGAATACCACTTGCTTCACCATCAGTTAGAACTACACACTGAACTTTCTGTACATTATTCCTCTTCTTAAACTGTGGAATGATTTGATGTAAGGAAACAAATGTCTCATTCAAAGGAGTTCCACCTAACCAATACTTTTCTGGATAATTATATCTAGCACCTCTCTTAGTTAATGCATATGCACATCTCCAAAGATTTAGTAACTGTGCATCCATATCTTTCTTGTTAACTGAACTAGTTAAGAAGTGTAATAGATTGAAATTACTTTCAACAACAAGATCACCTATATTAAAAGCATTTAGTTCTTCTTGAGTAGAGTAACTGTAATATCCTCTATTAGTATACTGATTAGAGAATGCATAAACATCAAAAGGTATTTGAACTTTCTGACAAAACCAAACTAACTCAAACAATTGCTTCATTGTATTGAGCATACATCTACTCATGGAACCAGACCAATCTAGGGAGAAGATAAGACCATGATTCTTGCCATCAGGAACTATGTTTATCTTCTTGAAGATATCTTCATTGAACTTGTAAGTATGCAACTTAGATGTATCTAATACACCAGTTTTTGATATTGCTGTTCTTGCATAAGCATCAGCAGACTTCTTCATTTCAAACTCTTTTACAAGATAGTTTACTCCCTTTTGTGCAGACTTCTTGAACTTATTGAACTGATCATCTACATACTTCAAATTATAGAATGAATCAGTGCTGACACAACCTCTTTCAATTAACTCAGCATCATATTTCATCTGATTCACATCATATTGTACACTTGTAAAGTGATCATGTAATTCCTTAGTTACTTGCTCATTTGATATAATAAATTTCTCTAGATTAACTTGAGGTACTTGAGCATAAACGTTATCTCTTGCATTAGTCATATTTGAATCATTTAGTTCACTGACTTTCTCATTGAATATCTCATCAGTGATTGCTTCAATATCATCACTACCTGTTGCTGGACCTTTACCATGTGATTGTGGATTTTGTGAATGCTTATCCCAAGGTTGGTTTGGATCAATGATATGTTGATCTGGAGATTGATCTCCATCTTTTATTTCTCCCTCTTCTGATTTACCTTTCTCTTTACCAAGACCCTCAGATAAATCTTCCAAGTCACCATAGTCTTCTCTCTCACTACCTGACTCACCTTTAAGTTTGATCTCAGGTGCTTGCTCTAACTCTTCACTCTTTTTCTTATCTCTTTCTGCTTGACAATACTTAAATAGTAATTCAGATGCTTTAAGAACATCATCAAAAGTTTCACACTTACTTATTACATCAACAATATCTTTCTCCTCTGCTGTGAAATCAATAATCATATGAGATCCACCTTTGAAGTAAAGGTTTGCTCTATCTGCTAAGTTAAGAGTGTTTAGATCTGTATCCTCAAGTTCAAAGAAATCTTCATCATTTAACTCTCCATATCCTTGATAGAATGTCTTGGACATACCAGGATACTTTCTCTTCATCAACTTTTCTATTCTAGCATCTTCTACTACATTAACTATGGATTGAGGTATATCACTTGTCAAATACCACTCATCATCTGGAGTGAATAAAGCATGACCTACCTCATGACCAACTAGTAAGTCATATACTACATCAGATGCAAATGTCCATCTTGGTAGAGTTAAGACTCTATCAGCAACATTAAACTGAGCAGTTTCAACATTTTTGTTCTCAACAATTATATCCTCTGTAGCTAACAACTTTGCAAGTTGTGACTTAATTTCATAGTTGACCATAGTTCCTCTTGCCTTGATATATCTATTATACCAAAAAACCTGACTGAAGAGCCAGGTTTGAACCACTAATATTATTGGCACACGTACTAATCCCACCTGTTAGGGTGGGATTCTCAGTCTTGTTGCTCCTTAGTTTAGATGGTCAGGATGTGTCTACAAAATCGTTTTGCAGCATGATCTGTGATTCCACACTCAGAGATACATTGGAAGTAATCGGATACTTGGTCGTATTTTTCGTCCATAGTTTCTTTTTCATCCCACTTCCAATTTGAAAGTTCGTTGTGTGAAACTAGGTTGTGCATGTTTACACCTCCCTCAACTCAACTACTAATATTTAGTCAGAGAACCCTGATAATTAAGAAAAAGTTAACAAAAAGAAATGCCTACGTACATATACCTACATTAAAAAAAGCACCTTTGAGTTTCCTCTTGAGTGCCTTAGTTCTTGCTTTTGCTTGTCTTAGAGCTTGAGGTTTGAGTGTCCTCTTTTGCTCTTTTTTGGAATGATGTTTCCAATTTGGTACTTTCATTAACCTATCCTCTCTTCTTCTTTCCAAATCCTTTTCCTGCTGATGTGCCAGGTGTGAACCATATATTTCCTGAGATTGAAACTCTTTCTTCATCTGTATCAAAGAAAGGATATACAGCATGTCTCATCCATGCTGGAAAGAAACACATACATCCTTCAAAGTCTGGACTCAATTGATATGATAAACTTCTAGTCTCTCCTCTTGTATCTGAATATTCAAATTCAAACATACCTGCTTTACGATCTTCTATCTTTGTGGTTTGAAACTGTGGCAATTTAATTTGTTCTTCCCAACTATAAGGTATCTTCATCCAAATTACAAATGAATATAATCCTCCATGCCAGTGAGGTGGATTGAACTCATGTTTATATTGATAGTTTGCCCAGAACTCATGCAGAAATAATTGACAATTATCATTTAGAGTTACAAAGTTACGAACTGGATCTTGACCTCCATTAACTTCTCTAAACTTTTGAATCATTGGAATACATACTTCTTGAAAGAAATATCCTTTCTCATCTACAATACCAAAACTGTTACTTACATTTCCAGCAAGTCTATGTTTGTATTCTTCTTTCTGTTTCTTTCCCTTTTTAATTATCTTCCACAAATAATCAACATATTTCTTTTCTAATTTCTTATAAAGATATGGTGTTATTGGTGGATAAATTGTTTGAATTTCAGTTGAACTGTAATCCATATCCATATACTGTTTTGCCATTAGCTCACCTTACTAGAAAATCCTTTTACCTTTTCAAATTTTAGCACATTTTCAAACCTTTCATCAAGTCCTGTTTTATGTGATATAACAAAGACATTAGCATCTTGGATTACATACTTAATTATCTTTAAAAATTCTTCTGTTCCAAAACCATCTAATGAACTATCAAATACTTCATCCATGATTAGTAGATTTGTATTGACAGAATTTTTAAACCTAGCAACTTCTCTCCAAGTGAATAACAATGCTAAGTCAATTCTCATCTTTTCACCTTCACTAAAAGAAGCATATGAAAAGTCTTCATGAATAGGAGATTCAATAGTCTCATTAAACTCCTCATCAAGTTTGAAGTTGATATAAAAATCCATCATCTGCAGATACTTATTCACCTGTTGATTTATTAATGGTAGATACTTCTTGATGATCATAGTTTTTACACCACCATCTTTTAGAAGACCATAAGTGAAATCATAGTAAGAAATCTGCTCCTTCTTCTCAGCTAGATTTTCATATGTTTTTTGTAAGTTTGTTCTAAACTCTTCTAGTTTTTCATTCTCAGTATTTCTGTTTGCAAGTTGGGAGGTAAGTCTCTGAATTTCCTGTTCCAGATCCCTGATCTGTCGTTGATATCCAGATACTCTAGTATTGTTTTTAGAAATGCCATGTGTGAGTTTAGTAATCTCCTTTGAAACTTCAGTGAATTGTTGCTCTCTTTGTTGTTCTGCTTTAATTGTTTCTTCTAATTCAAGAAAACCAGATTTCAATTCTTGTGCTTTAGATTGAGCATCATTCACCTTATTTATTCTAAAGTCCTCTTGAATGTTTTGTGTGCAGGTAGGGCAAACTGTATTCTTTGAGAAGAATTTATGCTCTTTTGTAAGGGTTGATACTCTTTGTGTTAACTTTCCTTTAATTGTGTTTAGTTTTAATAACTTATCACTTGCTCCTGTATACTCATCTTGCTTCTTTATAAGTTCAGATATTTCACTCTCCAACTCTTCATTGGTATTAACATACTCATCAGTCTCTTTAATTAGTTCATTAATTTTTTCTTGCTTATCATTTATATCTTGTTTTCCC